GTAGGGTCGCTAAAGCTGCTCACTAAGTAGCGACCATTTACGTGTGTGCCAAAGTTTTCAAACGCTCCTCCTACATGTGTTCGAGGAGAGTCATATACTTCATTGCCATACACGTTAGTAGGAACGAAAACAGTAGTGTTATCAAACTCGTTAGTCCCGTCTCCATTAAATATCTCGAGGCCCGAGAGCTGAAACAACTCAATGACATCCGGGCTATTACTAAATGAGCCGTTGTAAATTCCATCATTAGAGCTTGGGGTAGATTCTGTGCGGTAGTTCGCAACGCCTTCATCAGTACCCAGAGATAAGGAATTACCGCTACTGTCGTAATACAAGTCCGGACCTTTATTTGGTCCCCACTCAGTCAACCACATAGCATCCATCCTAATTGATTCGATGGTGGCACTTGAAGTGGGTGTCTCAATAACGTGATCAAAACGGTACACGTAAAACCTGCGCTCTGGAGAGTTGTCCTTTTTCAAGACATTATCTACATCCTCACTTGTATCCAGCTTTGTACCCGGTGGTGTGTAGAAAGCGAAAGATGGGAAATCTTGTGTTAGAAATGCAGTTGTCTCTCCGTAATTATCCACACGCAGAACAGAAGGATCTGCGCCGAGCATGACATCTACATAAGCCTCACTGTAACCGGAGTCAGTATCGGGTATCCACTCATAAAAATCGGACTCGTAGAACTTGGCAAAGTAATCAAAAACAGCCCCGGTGCCTGTAATATCGATCGCAAATTCTGTACCGGTGCTTGTATATCGCAAAGTACGAACCCTCCGCTTTAAGCGATACGTCACATCGTTTGCGTCGGTAATCTCAAAACGGAACGAGAGAATCCCCATGGTTCCGGGTGGGTTGCTTGACTTGAATTTAGCATAATCGCAGTTACCACTAAAGTGAAGGCGAATAGACCCATCGTTAGTGCCGTTGGCAATGCTCAAGTTTTCTACCACAGCATTCGCACTAAGCCCACTGTTGCCTGCAAAGTTGTGCAAATGGTTTTGTGAGCTGTCAGTGTTTGGGAAACTGGCACCGTTCTGTTTTTTGTTGTAACGGTACAGAGAAGCATCATTAATGTTGTAACCTATACCTCCGGCAAACAGCAAATCGCTACCTGCGTTCACATGCGTTTGAGCCGCCCCATAGAATGGCTGTAATCCTTTACGAACTATACCCCTTTTAAATTCAGAATTAGTATCGTCGATGTCAATGTCAATGTCTTCTGTGAAGGTTGCGGCCTCCAAAGTACCAGAGCTGGTTCTGGCATATTGGATGACAGAAGCCGAGTTCAAGCTTGTTGTGGTCGCATCAAGGTAACAGCGATCAAAGATGCGCCATGTGCCTTCTGAAAAGCAGATAGTTGCACCAAGGGAGGCTAGGATGTCATGAAGGACCATCTTGCATGAAACAAAACCCTCTTCCTTCGTAGTAGGGTATCTTTTAAAATCATCCCCACGTCTTTCATCAATATCGGGCCGCAGGTACCAGGTGTTTGGGTCTACGTGCAGATAGTCGAGAACACCACGCACATTTGAATTAGAATCCGTGTGACTAAAGGCGAAGCTGTCATCTGAGATTACAGGTTGATTGAGGAAATGCTCGTACATGAAAACGCTGCCCACACCGCTATCCGTATACCACAGACTTACGCTCGGTATCTTCTTAAGGATAGCATAGATGTACGCTTGCGTACTGTACCGCTCTGTATAAACCGTACCGTCAGTCTCCTTGAAGTCAATATTCTCCAATTGAGCCAGACCATCGGAAGCCGTCATGTCTACATAGATGAGACCGTCCTCCACGCGCTCAATGATTGCTTCACTATGAATCTGACCAACCCAATAAGCCTGTCCTGCCTTTCTGATCTTGACACACATACGAAACTCGTCAACACCGTAGGCCACATTCATAATGGTGCCGCGCTGGGTTTCGTTGAGGATAATGGTAAACTTACAGGCACTAGAAAGCAATGGTTGGAAGACATCGTTTTCGTCTCCGTTCCAGGTAATCTGAAAACCATTGACGTCCATCTCAACCTCGTAATCAAGGTCGGCTGAACTTAGGTTCATGTCCCACAGCTCGAGTGTCCAGTCGGTCTCGTCTGCAGAGGTGAATATGGTATTTACTAATCTCCTAGCCATAGATTCGATCGTTAGCAGTTACGCCTCTTCGTGTAGAAATAGCGATGTCATTTCCGCTAATTGTACCAATTTGAGTGGACCTAGTGCCTCCCGTAGGCAGGCCAAAGCCCTGACCAAGGAATTCACCAAAGCTGTTGCCACGAGCGAAATCTGCTGCAGAAGCAATCGCTCCTGTACCGCCAGAAAGAAGTGTCAATATACCATAAAGCACGATCAAAGTAATAAGCCTCCTGGCAACCTGGTTCAGTGCATCTATTAAATTATCACGTAAAGCATCAGCAAAACTCGCAGTACCCTCGGCAGCTTCAAGGAAGGCATCACCAAAAACAGCTCCGATGGCCGTGCCTACTTGGGTCAGTTGCTGCGCGGGTACTATGAGAGCCTGCGCCTTTGCTAAAAGCACATTGAAGTTCTCTGAAAGGTCAGTGACCGCGCGGGTAGTTCCATCAGCTGCAGTGGCTAATTGAAGTACCGGAGTGGGTCTAACAACTTCTAGATTTTGCGATAAAAGTTTGACATTACTATTGAGCAAATCAAACTCCTCCGTCTGTGCCTTAACTTCCAACGGTTGGATCTCCGTGCCGGCAATAAGGTCCTTAATAGAACCTACCGTGTCAGAAATCTTTCTGTCAAGCTCTTCAAGTTCTGGTAAGTCTACCGGCAATAACCCCTGCTGCTCAATAGTCTTAGTTTGACCTGTAAGTAACTCGCGCTGCTTAAGAAGGTCTTGGTGCTTTTCAATTAACGCGTTAAGAGATATGATCTCGCCGTCCTCTATTTTCTTTTGACGTTTGAGACCTTCTTCACCTTGTTTCTTAATGCGGTCCAACAAGTCATCCAACCTTTCTTTCGCCGGGTCATTAACCAATATGTCAAACAACTGCTTACGGATGGTTTCAATTTCCGCTTCAGTGTTCTCGATAAACTTCTTGTCCCGATCAGAACCCAACAAAGCACGATTGAGCTTTTCGGTTTCCACAGCCAGTGCAGCTTGCAAGCGAGGAACATCCTTAGACGGATCCCCACTAAGCCCCTGCACACCACCGAATCCTAATTCTGCACGCTTCTTTTCTGTATCAAGCAAAGCTCGCACCTTCGCATGGTACGTATCGACCACTGATTGCCCTTTGTCCAGTACATCGGTGACATCATTGTACACAACTGCTAAACCTGATACTGTGGCTGCTAAAATCGCCAACAGGGGGTTTTTAGCTGCAAGCTTACCTAGGTTTGCAATAGGACCACTTTTGCTCAACAAACCAAAAAACTTACTAAACCCACCAATTAATCCGGAAACAGCCGTAGCAATACCACCTAATATTAAGGATACCGGACCAAGTGCTGCAAGGAAACTACCAAGTACAGCGATGACCTGTTTCATTGAGTCAGGCATCTTTGCAAGTCCGCGAATGAAGTCAGCGAACTCATCGACCACACCACCGATCGCAGGCTCTAAGGTCTCTGAAAAAGAGAGAGCTAATTCTTGAGCAGCACTAGCAAGCTTACGGAACTTAGCGAACAGTGACTCGTCAATCAGTCGCTGGTACTGGTCTAGAAATCCCGCGCTTGTATCCAAGGAGCGATTCAGCTCTTCAAACTCTTCTCGCATACCCGCAAGGGCAGACGCAGAACCCGCACCACGGAGGCCAAACTCCTCGAGTTGCTCGGCGTAATTACCTGTGGATGATAAAAGCTTGTTGATCGCCTGGTCACCCGTCAATCCCTCTCTAGCAAGCTCAGAGATGACACGTCTTAAAGCAGTACCACCACGAGATGCTTCAAAACCGTTATCGGCAAGCACTCCCAGCAGAGCCACACTGTCTTTTAGGCTTATGCCGTATTGAGCGAGTTCGGAACCGGCGAAGTTTAAGGCAGAACGCAACTTGTCTACATCCAAAGCCGACTCTGCGGTGGCTTTGGCAAACAGGTTCGTGACAAACTCGACCTGCGCCTGCGTATCGCCAACGAGACTTAACTCCTGATTGTATCGGTTCATGGTCTGAACCACAAACAATCCGGCTTCACCCAAGTCCTGGTCCATGGCTTGAGCGAACTTGAGGATCGTACCCTGCAGCTGCTGGATTTCCCTATTGCTCTGACCCAAACGACGGAGGTTCAACTGAAGCTCACCGACCTGTGAGGCCGTGAATACTGTAGTTGCACCAAGCTGTCGGGCGGAATCGGAGAGAGCCTTGATCTTGCCCGTCCCTCCTAAAGCGCCAATCTTGCGCTGTACAAGGTCAAATTCTGTACCAACTTTAATAATCTCACGGCCTGCCGCAGCTAGTGGTACAGTGAGTGAAAAAGTAAGGTCGCGACCCGTTCGTGTGAGTCGCTGACCAAACTTGGAAAGCCTACCCTGAGCGCGTTCGAGAGCAGTAGTGAACTGCTCCGTGGACAGGGTAAGTATCGCTTTAATCGTCGCGCTTGTTGCCATTACTCGTTTGGAATGTTTTTACAAAATCCATAATTTCTTCCCTGCTCTTGAACTCACCCTTTTTCTGCATGACCTCGTAGGGATGGAAGTCAGCGGGCTTGTACTTCTTGGACTTTGGCGAGTTTACATTTGCAAGCAAACTCAACACAGAGGCAGTGTGATTCCAACTGAGACGATCTCTCATCTCGAGACGCTTCACAATGGACAGAGCTTCAGCCATGGTGTAATCCCAGAACATCTCTGGAGGTACACCCATAAAAACGCAGTTATGATAAAGCTCTTTCCACGACGTAGGTTGGGCGCTTACTTCGCGCCCTTCACGTTTCCCTGCTTCTCACCTAGTCCGTTATCCATCGCATCTGCGATAAATCCAGATACTACTTCAATGTCATTAGAATCTAGAACTTCTGAAATAAATAGATCCTTATTTACGGACTTACCCTTGGCTTGCTTCTTCAGTCGGCTGTTGAGATACGCATAGTAAGCCAGCATAGGCATGGCAGTCAGCGGGTCTTCCGACATGTATTTGTCAAATTCATCAAGCTTAATTTTTTCGGCTTGGCTAAACATACGCAAAGCGTTCAGGGTCAAAAGGCACTTTTCCTTTTTGTCCAGGATATTGAGTTCAAACTCTCCTCGTAAAGTATTCATTGAAGAAGATTATTTAAAAAAAGGGGATGGGCAGAAGCACCCACCCCCTCATAGTATTACCAATAATTGAGACTTAGCTCTCAGTTACCTGAGTAGTCTGCTTGTAGAGATCGCCATAGCCCTGCAGAGTGCAGCTATATGTAGCGATATCGTCAACACCACCGGTCATCGTAATTGAGCTGATCAAGGCTTGACCTACGTACTTAATAGTAGATTGATCGTTGCCTGAAGAGACATCAGTGTCGAATTCGACGTGGACGTACTGTTGGTTACGCGCCACATCCGTGAGCGTAACAGCAGAACCCGTAGCTGCAGAGATGTCAAGCAAGCCGTCGATACTGACCGTCCAGCTCAAGGAGCCGGAAGCAATGAAGTTTGTAGATGAGCCAGAGCCGTCGCGAGCAGCAACCTCGTTAATCGTGTTGCTTGCTTCGAGAGACGTGCTTGTAGCCGCAGCCAATAGTACACGATTGTCAGCAGTGTCAGCTACAGTAAATGAGCCAGCACTACCAGCAACTGTTGCAAGGCCGATGAGTTCGCCGCTGCTGTTTACAACATAGCAATCGTCGGTAGCTACCAGTCCAGCATCTGCGATGTCATCGTTGCTAACGCCAGTGTAGTCTGATCCAGACGATGTTAACACCTCTAGAGGTGAAGTAATCCCGGGTTCAATGATGAAGACCCCGAGTTTATTTGATGAAATATTTGCCATTTTTAAGGAAGGAATTCAGGATTTCTATTATTTTTTTTCAAAGCATCGATCAGTATCCGCATGTTCAATGCAATACGTATCGTTACTCCTCGATTCACGCTGCTATATACTTCTTGAAAGGGAATCTGTTTGTCAGGACTCATTTGCTTTGCAGGTGTTGCAAAGAAGTGAACCCTCCAGCCGGCACCGCCCTTTTTACTAGGGCCACGCCGAGCGCCACTGGGACCAACCTGCGCACCCACACGACCGCTTCGCTTATCTTGATACTTGCGTATGCCGATAGACCTAGCCATCTTGCCCGTGCGACGTTGCACACCGAACGTGTACATCTTATTACGCATGACGGCCTGCCAAGGCTTCACAGCACTTTTGCAGGCATCTATAATAAGCTTTTCACGATCCTTGATGCTACTAATTCGAACTAGCTGCCTCTTAAAGTCCGCGATGCTCTTTGCATCAAATTCTATGGTACTTTTGAAGCTTGCCATTACGAAGTGGGAGCAGGGTTTGCGATGTGATCAACAGTAGTAAGGTCATCTCGAGCTTCGGCGCGAATCATGTAGAGTTCACGTCGGCCAATGATGTGGATGTCGTAGATGTCCCAGTCTGCACCGTCAAATCGGATAACATCCTTGTAGTTGGGTCCACGGTTGTTGCCCACACCATCGTTACCAAAGTATCGACACTTCAGCTCGATTTTAGTCTTACCTGTGGTTTGGTTGTTCAGCTCTTCCTCTGAGGCACCAGCCGAAGGAGAGCCAATAAACTTTACGGCAGCCCACACGTCACTGCGAAAAGCAGATAACGAAGCAACACGATCCCCATATGCGTTGACCGTGTAGCTGGGTTCCATGAAGTTCACCCTGTAGTTGAATAACCCCGCTCTCATCAGAATTTCTGCATAGAATTTAACAGCCGTTCAACACCCATCTTAACTTCAGTAGTAACCTGACCAATCACCTCGGACTCTCTTTGGTTATAAAAGTGTCCCGTCAACAAAAGCACCGCCTGGCCAAACTGCTTTGGCAATGAGGCAAGTGTCTCTCCACCCGAGAATGAAATCTTATATGTTTCTTTGTCAGAGTTGCTATTGATGTCGCTAGGGTTGAAATCTACGAATTCCAATAGAGCGGGGTAAACGTCGCTTCTCAGCCGATAATTTGCGGCTGGTACATCTGCATACGTGTTGTCTTTAGTATAGTACTGTACAGATAAACCGGTGGGTATAGAAGCGAGTCCAGTGATTCCCCTGAAAAATACCGGGTACTTCGCTTCGTCTTCGTGAAGCAAAATAGTGAACGCATTCGTTGCGCCGATATTTCTATTTGATAGAGCAACACAGTAATCAAGCGCAGCATTGATGTAATACGCAAGCACAGTATCTTCAGCACTGCCCAGTGACCGAACGTGGTACCGCGCAAGCTCGATACTGAACAAGTCAGTATAATCTAAAGCCGATTGAGTTTTGCTTACTATCATAGGAGTGAAAAAAGGGGCCAGGCCAATTCCTAGCCCCTATGAAAAAAATATATCTTAGTTTACGTTCTCCATGCACTGAACACCTGCAGTCTGGATGATTCCGCAATCGGCATACATAGAACCGATGATACGAACCACTCCTTTGTGCGCCTCAGTGTATTGATCCACGAGGATGGACATTCCGCCCCACTCAGCACATACTACGTCAGCTGGGTTCAACATGTAAACATCTTCGTCCGCTACGAGAGTAGAAACAACAGCTGGGTAACCCATGATAGTGTTGAAGCTGTCAGCCGCGAACAAACCAGAACCAGCATCACGAGCTGCAGAACGCAAAGCGCGGAATGCAGTTGGATCTGTGAGGAACTTGATGTTCTCGAATGGAACGTCAGCGTTGCGCAACAACTTTTCCAACTCGTATGGTACGTCTTCTGTAGCAACCGTTTCGCCAGATGCCTCAGCATCTACCTTGGTAATGCCTCCTGAGAGTACGCTTACGAGGTGAGCGTTGTACTGCTGCTCCAAGCCGCGACGGATGTCTGCTGCGAGGAAAGCATCCAAGTCAAAGCTGTTTTGAGCCAACAACTGCTGAGTCACTTTCGTGTGAGCTGCGAGGCGCTCAGGAGAAAGCGTGACAGAATTCAAAGCGATGTTTGCGGAATCCACAGCATCGGCTTCGTTTGTAGTCTTCGTGCCGGCCAAAGCACTTGACTGTACGGGGATAGAGATATCTCCAGTTACGCCTGTGATGCGACGGATGCCGAGCTTGTCAGCGATGGTCACTGGACGGTACTTAGCAATCGCACCGAGGATCTCGGTTTCGACACCTTGACCGACATTGGCTT